CCGTTTACCTTCCAAGCAGTGCAACAGACATTGAGCAAGGCATCATTGGAACTGTTTTGGGTATGCAGATTCAATCAAGCACTTTGGTGCCTAATGGAACTGCGTACGCGATTGATACCAATGTGGCTTCTGTGATGCTTCTGCGCAGGGATGCAGCGATTGAGGACTGGTATGACGTCGAAGATGGCCAATATGGCGTTCGCGGAACTACCCGTTATGGTCTTGGTATCCTTCGTGCGAATGCTGTTGCTCGTATGACGAACGTTAAGCAGACTTTGACTTAGGCGTTGAAAGTTGAGTTACAACATTGAATTTAGCGGTAAATGTCCTAACTGTGGTCGCGAGTACCACTCGAAGCATGGTGATGTGGTGGTTTGCGATTGTTGGGAGAAATGCCCTGAATGCGGTGGTGTGATGGAGGCTTATGTGCCTGATTTGTCAAGGCCTTATGGCTTGGATGGCGTGCGTGATTTGCAGGTGCTGAAAGTGTGCAATAATTTGGCCGGGCATTCCGACCATTCCCCTTATTATTCTATGTTAAAACCAGTAGAAGTTGAACTCACAAAGGAATCTGTGTAGTTCTTTAAAGCCTGTTGAGGTTGATTTAGAGATTAAGAAGTTGAAGGAACAGTTTGAGCTTGCGAGGGTGTTGTTGCATGAGCTTAGCTGTGAGCCTTGTTGTTATTCGGTTTTGGAGAAGCGTGTGGTTGGTAAGGCTGGTACTTACGCGACGGTTACTAGTTTATTGTATTTTCTTCGGGATTCTGGGTTTATTTTTAAGGATGATTCTGAGCATCGTTCGCCTTATGCTCTTTCGGTTAAGGGTCGGTTGTTGTTGGAGGCGCTGTCTTGAATAAGGTAGTTGCCAAGGTGCGAGAGTATTTGACTTATGCGCCTGCTTCGGGGTCGGCTTCTCCTGGGGCTTGTACTATCTATGAGACTTCTGATCTTGCTTTGTTGGATGTCATGCAGCTGTATTATCGTGATCCCACGTGCAAGTCGAGTGTGGATTTGTTGGCGGCTTCGACTGTTGGTATGGGTTTCTACACGACGGTTGATGAGAAGTATGTTAAGGCGTCTGAGGCGAAGGCGTGTGTGGATGCTTTCTGTGAGAATGTGAATTTGGATAAGCTTCTAAACGATATGGCTAAAAATTTGATTGCTTGTGGGAACGATTTTTGGCTGCGGCTCTCGCCTAGTAAATTAACTGATGTTCTTAGGTTGCCGATTGATGCTGTTTGGCGGATTGAAATGGGGAATGTTGATGGTTTTCGGATTCCTCATGAGGTTACGGGTTATAAGATTAAGCCTTTGTATGCTTCTGCTCAAGTGAGCCAGGGGCAGGATGTTTTGTCGCCTGGGGCTTTGATTCATTGGCAGTTTAATCCGTTGGTGCCTTCTGGGTTTGGGGTTGGGTTGCTGCAGGTGCTTTTGCATACTTTGACGGTTAATAGTGATAAGCGGCCTGCGTTTGCGGCGATGAAGGCGAAGATTGAGCGTTTGATGCCTAAGGTGATTGAGAAGTATGCGGGGCCTGATGTGATTGTTGGGTTGCCTGGTGCTAAGCCTGAGACGATTCAGAAATTTGAGAAGGCGGTTAAGAATCGTCCTGAGGAGGGTGCTTGGCTGTTTCATGGCCAGAAGGATGCGACTGTTACGCCGGTCAGCATTGATCCTCGTGCGGTTGGGTTTGCGAATTACATTGATCATATGGTTAACCAGTTTTATCTTGGGTGTGAGACGCCTTTGCCCAGGTTATTTTCTACGCCTGGGTTCACTGAAGCGTCGGCGAATGCTGCTTTAGAACTCCAAGACATGCTTATCCGGCCTGTGCAGCGGTATGTGAAGCGTCAGGTTGAGCGGGAGATTTTCCAGAAGGTTCTTTTGCAGAATGGCTTTGACTCGGTGAAGGCTGGGGCGCGTTTGAATTGGGGTTCGCCTGTTCAGCCTGAGTTGTTGATGTCTGAGTTGATTGCTGCGGCGACGGCGCCGGTGCCGCTTATTCGTGCTGAGGAATTCCGCAAGAATGCTTCTAAGTCGGGTTGGGAGTTGTGGGAGCCTGATCCTAAGGCGGCTGTGTCTCCTGTAGGTTCGGCGAGTCAGGGTAACCAGGGTGTTTCTGGTAGTGGCGGGGGTGAGTGAGTTTATGGCGATTTTAACTAATAATGAAGAGGTTGCGATTGTCGGGGGCATTTTAACGATTGGCATGACGGCGACGTATGTGAGTACGATGTCTGTTATTCCTGAGGGTCCCAGACTTGTTATAGCATCGATTTTGGGTTTGATTGCTTTTGTCGGTGGTACTTTCTGGGCGATTTATGTTAAGGCGGCGGGTAATCCGGCGGCTGTGGCTTTGCCTTCTCAGGTACCTAGTGCATCTGCTTCGACTGAGAAATTTGTTCAATCTGCGTCGGCTGGGGCTTCTTCGGATGCTCAGGCAGCAACTAAATCATAAGGCTTCGGCCTCAATCTTTGGCTCGATAGTGCTCACTTGTGGGGCGCTGCGAGATTCCAGGGCAGGAATGGCGTATGGACTACTGTGGTGTGGATGATGTGAAGGGTGCTCTTCTGGTTGACTTAGCGGAGACTAAGTATGATGCTCAATTGGCTGATTGCGTCACTAGTGGCAGTGCTTTGGTTGATGGCTTCTTGAAGCCTAAGGGTTTGGTTGTTCCTGTTGTGGTGTCTCAGTTGGTTGTGGATGCAACGAAGTTTTTTGCGGCGTGGATGTTTAGGCGTTTTAGTGATCCCGTTGGTGCAGAGGCGTTTTGGGTTGAGGGGCAGCGGTTTTTGGATGCTTACCTTGAAGCTGAATTTACGCCCTATGTGGGGAGTGCTTGAGTTTGATTGAGTTTCAGGTTTTCCGCAGCGGTTTGGATTTATCAGTTGTTGCTTCTGAAATTGATTCTTCGTTTATTCCGCGTGTTATTGGGCGTTTGGCGGATGTTGCTTACGGTTTAGTGTTTTGGGGGGCTCCTGTTAAAACTGGGTATTTGGCGAGTACTGTCTTCAAGGAGGTTTCTGATCGTGAGGCCACTGTTGGTGTGGCGGCTTCTTATGCTAAGTTTGTGGTTGAGGGTACGGCGCCTCATGAGATTAGGCCCATTAACGGTGGGGTTTTGGCTTTTGAGGTTGCAGGTAAATTGATCTTTACGCCTTTGGTGCATCATCCGGGTACTAAGCCTAATCCGTTCATGGACAATGCTGCTGAAGGGACTATGGAACGTGTCGGCGAGGTTGTTGCTGACGAGTGGAGAAGGGTGGTTAGCTGATGACTGGCAAGTTTTATGATTCGTATATGCCTGTTTTTGACGCCATCAAGGCGGCTTTGGTTTATGTGCCGGCTGTGCCTGAAGTAGCTGCGGTGCCTGCCCATGGTGATGTGCCTGAAGTTCCTGCAGTACCTGGAGTGCCCGCGCATGGCATTGAAGCGTTGAAGACTGTTGTCATTGGTGAGCAGTTTACGCTTGATGGTTTACCTAAGGCAACTATTAATCCGGTGCCTGGTCCGATTGATGATTTAGCTATGGATGGACCGCTTGAGGTTCTTGTTCGCGGCAGTATCTCGGTTGTTATTCGGGAGTATGCGCCTAAGAATTTTGTTGTTGACGTGGTTAAGCCGATGAGTGCTGTTGTTGATGCTTTGTTGGCTGATCGGAAGTTAGGCGGTGTTGTGAAGGATTGCCGTCCGGTTATGTTTGCTCCTGGAGAGTTCAAGTTTAAGGATGCAGCGGGTAAGGATCGGCTGCTTTATGGCGGGGATATTCTCTTTGAAGCAAAACTTTGGTTTACGCCTTCTTAAATTGACTAGTAATATTGCCACGTGGCAAGTTACAACAAAAAAAGAAAAATAAGCTATGGAGGTAAATGAAAAAATGAGTACACCAAATACGTATTTTGGAAGAGAAGCTAGATTCTATAAAGGAACAGTTGTTGTTGCGCATTCAAGAAGTTTGTCTACCAAAGCGTCTGCTGCTCTGATTAAAATTACGAGCAATGATTCACTGCAGCCTGTTAAAACTATGGCTGGTGAGCAGACTTTTTCTTGGAATTGTGAGCGGCTCTTCACCGGTAAGGAGTGGCTTGCTGCTTTGGTTGCTGGGGACACGTTTGATATTGTTTTTGCGCCGGATGGTTCTGTTGCTGGTACGGATCATGAGACTTGGAAGAATTGCCACATAACGAGTGTTGAGCGGAAGACTGCTGAGGGTGTTCTTGAGACTGTCAGCGGCGAAGCTGAAAGCGTCGAGTTTCCAACTGCTTAGACCGGGATCTGATTAACGTTGAATAATAAAGAATTGGCGGCAGAACGTAATAGTCCTGAGAACCTGGAGCGTTTAGCTGAGCTTAAAGCTGTGGAGGTTGCGGATGATGCGAGGCGTGAAGCGGCAGCTAAAATCTTTGATCCTGTTGCTCTTCTAAAACGAGCTTCGGCAATCCACGAGTTTGTGCATCCGACTCTTGGCGTTGTCAGGTTTGGAGAGCTAGTGTTAAATGATTCTGCTATCCTTGAGCAATGCAAAACACCCGCCGCAAAAACCGCTATGACTCTGTATTTGATGCTTAAGAAAGCTCATCCAGGTCTGCCCGAATACACGCCTGAAAACATTCTGGAGTTCTACAATGTGTTTCCGTTAGCTGAAGGCGGAGCATTGTTGCAGTTCATTAGTGAGCAACCCAGTTTTTTACTGAAAAAGCGCTTGAAGAGTGGATTGCCGTCCACGGGGGCGCCCAAGACTTAGGCTTTGTGATGAGTACGTTTCCGCGGTATGGGTCTTTTGAAGCCGTTGGGGACTTATCCATTACTCGGTTTAAGTTTTTGGCGGCTTGGGCAAGATGGCGTGAGAGGCGAAAGTAATGGTTGGAACGAATATTGAGATTGAGTTAACTGCTGTTGATGAGGCGAGTGGTGTTGTAGCGGCGGCTTCGGATAAGATTAATGGTAGTATGCAGCAGGTTTCTGATTCTCAAGCTAAAATCAGCGAAACAACCAAGCAGAATACGGCTTCTACGAAGGATTTTGCTGTTGGGATGTCTGGTGTGGCAACTGCTGGGTTTGGTTTGTATAGTGCTTATGATCGTGTCCATGAATCTGAGGTTGCTCTGGATCGGTCTAATTTGGTGTTGCAGACAAGCACTAACGGCGTTGAAAAGGCAGAGAATGCATTGCAGGCAGCTCAAGCAAAGGGAGATCCAGTTGCAATAAAACAAGCTACAGATAACCTTGATCTTGCGAGGCAGCGGTTGCAGGTTTCGACTGAACGTCAGCAACTAGCAGAGGATAACGTGAATAAGTCAATGATGTCGGCTGCGTTGCAGGTTATTCCAAGTACAATCACGATGGTTGATAGTTTAAGCCGGGCCTGGAACAATTTTCCTGACGTTAGTGCTTTGCTTACGAAGATTTCTGCTGGGGTTGCCGGCGTTGGGATTTCTGCTAAGACTGCGGCTATTGGGGTTGCCGCGTTTATGGGGGGCTTCTTAATCGCTGATACTATTCTTGGGGCTATTCCTGAGAATATGCGTCAAATCGCTGGTGCTTTAACTGCGTCTATTGCCGCAATCGTGGCCGCAACTATAGCGTGGATGGCTTTTGAGGGAACAATGACTATGGGTGTTGCTGTACCCATTATCCTCGCAGCGGTCGGAGTCGGGATTGCTGGTGTTAAAGCGGCTGTTGCTATGGCTGAGGGTGGTGTTACTCAGGGGCCTACTTATGCGTTGATTGGTGAAGCTGGCCAGGAGATTGTTATGCCTTTGGATAGGTATGAGGCGCAGCGTGCGGCAGATCGGCAGCAAACTGTAGCTTCATCAACTCAGCAGCCGGGTATAGCATATGTCACGGTGAATCAGCATTTCTATGGTGACGTCAATAGCCCTGAGTATATTGATCAGGCTGCTGAGGCGACAACTGAGAAAATGACTGATAAGCTTGCTCATTGGAGGTAGAAGGATGTCGCAAACGATTGTTGATAACACAAGAAAAGAAGAAACTAACTCTTACAATCTTGGGGTTAATGCTCCAGCAACTATTTCAGGTCAAGGTCAACAATTCATAATCTATACAGCTGTGACCGTGAGTAAGTTAACTATTAAGCTTAGGCGTTATGTTTATGGTGAAGTAGGGCCAGTTGGGATTCTTACAGCAAGGCTTTATGGTAGTCACACAGGAAACTTCAAAAATGGTTATGACTATGCCGATGGCTTAATCGCTGAAAGTAATAGTCGTAATATTGTATTTTTGGCGTCTACTTTTCAGAATGTAGAGTTTAATTTTAGTGATGTTGAGCTTCCAGCAGGAATATATTATATCTGCATATATGCCACTGATTACGTGACGAATGATGGTTACGTTGAATTGAGCGTAACCAATTCTGCTATCAGTTCATTTGGCTACCCTATTTGGTGGAGTAATGATTTAGGTAGATGGGCCGGTTGGGATGAATAGGCATGGATGGGTTTTTATTAAAATTAACTGGCACCGTGACAGTAGCAAGTGCATGGCACATTAATGATGTTGTCTTGCCGTTTGGTCCCAGCGGTGTAAAAGTCAATGGCGGAGTTAACAAGCAAACCATGGCTAAAGCTGGGGATGAGCCTGTGCAGATTGTTGAAGGAAAGTCTGGTTCAACTTTGACTTTGAGTGGTTCATTAGAGGATGACTCAAAAACTGATGTGCAGCTATGGGAAGACGTTATCACTCCATTGCTTGAGCTCCAGGGAAGTGAAGTTACGCTTGTTTGCCCAATAACAGGGTTAAATGGCACATACTTGCTTGAGGCGTTTGAGCCTTCACGCGACAAGTTCCACCCAATTTACGATTACACTATGCGGTTGACAAAAAGCAGTTTAAACGTAATACTTGCATCGGATGATTAGCTTTGGTTACTGTAACTGGCACTTGGGAAATTCAATATCTTGACGGTGACAATAATCTAGTGGATCTCTTGTTTTTTGATGAGCCGGAAATTACTGATGATTTAAACAGTGATATGCTTGCTTCATTCTCTATTCCAAATACCCCGAACAATCGAGTTTTGGTGTCAAGTGATCGTACAGTTGCCGTTTTTTACAATAATTATTTGCAGTTTTCGGGTTTATTGAGAGCTGCTGATGTTGGCGGTAAAAAGATTAAGTGTTATGTCTATGATGTTGTGTTTTGCGCGCTTGACGATGCTGAGCCAATAACAGGCGTTTATGACGCTGTGCCTGCAAACCAAATAATGACTGACGTTTGCACAGGAATATCTGTTAATTATAATGTGTGCCCAACAACTGAAGTCACATTGGTGCTGTACAAAGCAAATCGTTTGGATGTTGTAAAATTCTTGGCTGATGCTCTGGGGCTTGATTATTACCCAAGTGAGGGGCAGTTCATCAATCTTGGCTTTAGAAACAGTGCTACGTGGAGTTTGCAGCCAAGTCAATTTACTGTTAGTAAGCGTGCTCTTGATCGGACTAAATTTGCTGGTAAAGTGATTATCAGGGGTATTGACCTGTTTGGGCGCCATGTCACCGGTGAAGCGGGTAGTGGTGTGCCTGTGCGTGTTTTCAACGAGGATACGCCTGCAAATCAAGATGCGCTTATGAATTTGGCGGCAAAAAAGCTTGCTGAGTTGAATACTGATAGTGCAGGTGCGCCTATCTCGACACGGATTGATGTTGGGTTTGAATTTGAGGTTGGTGACTCTCTTAACGTTTCTTCGAACAGGTACTTGCTTTTTGGCACGCGCCGCATTGTGCAAATGGTTAAGACGAAAACTAAGGTTAACATGCAGCTTGATTTTGTTCGTAAAAGCATTGATAAGACGGTTGCTGACTTGCGGAGTTGGGAGAAAAAAGGCATTTACCTGCCGGGGTGCACGAGTTGGAGCATAAGTTTGCAGGGGCTTGTTGGTTTATACCATGTTAATGAGGGTTCTGGAACGGTTGCGCATGATTCTAGTCCACGTGACTCACCCCAAGATGGCGTAATTGTCAATGGCTCGTGGGAAGATTATGCTGGCATGAAAATTTTAACTTTCAATGGCGCCACATATATTGATCTCGGGAACTCTATTTCTTTTAGTCCCACTAATGCGTTTAGTGTTGGGGGATGGGTTAGTCCTTCAATTTTGGATGAGACTGAACGGAATTTTGTTTATAAGCAGGATCAATTTGCTTTAGGTTACGTTAATGATATTTTGCAATTTAAATTCATAGATGACACCTTAACCACCTACACCTACCAATCTGATGCTGGAAAAGTGAAGGCGTATGGCCGCCACTTCGTCATGATGACCTATGATGGCAGCCTTCTGAAAATGTACCTTAATGCGCAGCTTCATAAAACATGGACTTTGAATTTAACGTTAGCTCCAACTGCTTTCCACGTTTTTCTTGGGACGGCGTTGCAGGGGGTTCTTGGGGAAATGATGTTTTGGACGCGTCACCTGGCAGATCAGGAGGTGACTGAGCTATACTTTTTTCCCCTTAATCGAGTTGTTTAACCGTGACACAGGCACAATCGTGGTTTCGGCTGTAACGCGCTACTTCAATTATGCGGCTGAAGTGCCGATAACAATTAAGCGGTTCTTCACCGCTAACTGTGAGCCGCCAATTCTAACAAAACGGTTCTTCACTTGTTGTGCAGAAACCCCAAATAGTGTTAAAAGGCACTTCAATTATACTTTAGCCCCAGAGATTGATGCTGATATGCCAGTTGGGTGCCTTTATCAATTTGCTGGGCCAATAGCTAATATTCCATCAGGGTTTTTGTTCTGCAATGGTGCAAGCCTGCTTAGATCGTCATATTCAGCTTTGTTCTCTGCAATCGGCACAACTTATGGCTACGCAGATGGCACACATTTCTACCTGCCTGATTTCCGTGATAAAATGGCAATCTGCGCAAGACAAGACGATTCAGGTGTTCCAAAAACTAATGTGACTGGGGCATTGACTGCGAGTGGTGGTTCAATCACTTTAACTCATTCAGGCGGTGTGGTCACTCGCGCGGTTTCGGGAGTAGTTACTGCAGGTGGGTCAGCGCACAGTCACTTGATTGGCACTACAGCTGTGACGCCTGCAGCTCATAGTTCTCAAGGTGGGCATACCCATGACAACCACACAACTGTAGCAACCAAATATGGTACTGCAACAGGTTCACCCTTAATTGGGCCAACAACTCACTCAAATCAGGGCGCACATACTCACGACAATCACGGCTTAACGTGGGGGCCTGCACCAGAAAACGCGCACACGCACGCGATCACTGAGCCGAATGCGGGTGCAGGGCACGACCACGGTTTTACTCAACCTGACAATCACACTGCAGTACCTCCGTATCTTGCAGTTGTGTATATGATCAAAACGTGATGAACTATGCCGACGCCTCTTGTGACTTTTATAGCGGACCCCTATGAACCTGACCTCTACAATGATGTAACTGACTTGCCAAGCCCATTCAGCATGAATATACCGATTGGAATTGGCAACACGCACACGATTCCTTTATGGTACAGGGTTTCACTTGTGGCGCCTCCTGCAGCCTACACCATTTACACTCAGAACCTTGGAACAGTGAATGCAAGCTCAAGCGCAATCTTTGGCCTTATTTTGAATCGTAACATGCCAACTTTAACAGCTGGGGAATACGATGAAACGCTGACTTTCAGGGTTGATGCGTACACTGACTCAGGCTATAGCGTAGCCTACGCGAACCAAACATTAAGCGTTAACGTGCATCACTTCAACCATGCTGATGCTTCTTGGGCTGTGCTTGTTCATTCAACCTTTGATGATGGTACTCTGCAAGGTTGGAGTACCGATCCTTCAAATCCAGTTATTGGAAGTGGCAGTTGTATGTGTTATCCTACTACAGTGCTTGTTTTATCAACGCCCTATAGCCTTCAGTCAAGCACGGATCCGGGTAAAATTAAAAGAAGCGTTAACACATCGGCTTATTCAAAAGCCAGAGTGGTTTTTCATGTTATTGAAACATCTTCTGCGCCGCCTACGCCACACAGCTTTTCAGCTATTCAGGTTGATTCTGTGTTGAAAAAGCCAATTGTGTTAAGTTTGGCGGCTCATAAATGGTGCAGGTTGGCATATAATGTTCCAATAGGTACATCAAAGGAAATAGCTTTTGGCGGTATCAGTGGGTATTATGAGTATGTTTTCTTTGATGAAATTTGGGTTATCGCTAAGTAGGGGGTGAGTGGGAAGGTGAAGTTGTTTACGGATGTTATGTTTACGGAGCTTCATGCTTATGTGAATGATTTGGAGAAGATGGTGGCTGATGGGAAAGTTGTTGGGGAGGAAAATGTCAAAGAGGTTGTTGGTGTTGTGGCTGGGATGCGGGGTATGCTTGTGTTGGGTGAGTCTGTTGTTTTGAAAATTGAGAAGGATAAGGTTTCTTAGTTATTTTTTCAATTGTGAATCTTTTTTCTTTTGATTTAAGTGTGTTTGTTTAGTTGTTTGTTTTTCGTTGTTGTTTTTGGGTAAAATGGCTAATTAGCGTTTGATTCCAGATTATACCCCATTGCTTGGTTGCTTGTGGGTGTAGAAGCGTGAAAAATGAAACTGTTGGGTTGGAGGGGCTTTTAGGAAAGTTTTCTGGGCGTGTTGCAAAGTTGCCTGTTGAGTATCAGGCTATTTTGTTGGCGGACCTTGAGACTTCTATTGCGAACCGCTTGAGGGTTTTAGAGCAGGCTAGCTTAGTCGGTTGAAGGCGACGGGGCAAAACAAATGGATACCCCTAATACAAAACGCTAAGAAATCTAGTAAGGATATCCGTTAGTTAAATACACATCTACACTGCCAGTATATTCTTTTGGCAATGCTTGCCCAGTTTGTAGGTCTGTGAAAATCATAGTAACCTTGAAGTTGCATAGATGAAGTTGCCGAACCCAATCTTTACCTAACATGTTCAGATATTCTTGGTTTAGCAAAAACCTCGCGTGTATCGGAAAAGAGTAATTCAGTTGAATCACTCCAGGCTGAACAAAGGAAATGTATGTTTGACCTATTGGGGGGTCATAATTTAGTGCCCATGAGATATTTTCGGAAAAAGGAGTCATCATATTGTAGAAAAAGTTATTTTGGTCAAGAATTGGAACATTTGTTCCGTTTGAAGCTTGTTCGGTATCGTTTCTCAGAGGAAAAGTGACATTTAAGAGGTTACCGTTGCTAAAATTTAGTGTCACTGCATGAGGCGTTATTACGACTAAACTTAAGTGAATGAAACCTTCCGTATCAATACTATTTGACCCAGTGTAGTTGACCCTTCCAACGTCAGCTTCGACGATATATGGAACTATCGTGGTGTTGAAATTAGAAATTTGTAAAGCTGTAGCCGTTAGATTGTTAGCGGCTTGAGCAGCGTTTGAACTAATTTGAGAAAAATCATTCGCTTTGTTCGCAATGTTTAATGCATATATGGAAACAATAGTGCCTGAAAAAAGACTGACAATCGATAGCACAAGTGCAAAAACAGCAATTATAGTGTCAGGTTTTTTCCAAAATTTTTCAATGGAAACCATAAGGATGACCAAGAACATAGTATTGCTGTTCTTGTCTTAAGCTTTTTGAACTTTCAACCTGCGACCACTACGATGATGAGAATAACGCCCCCATTATCAGAGGTAAAAGAAGAATACAAAAAGCAACAAAAACATAAGGGACAGACGATGTAAGCACCACCAAACCTCGAACAATGCACCAATAATTCCCAGAATTGTAACAGCAAGTACTAAAGGGCAAAACTAACCTTTTTGATGGATCCCTTAGGTTTTTAACAAAGGCGAAAGAGAAACCCGATCCTTTAAGGACTTTACAGAACCGACATCGAGGGTCTGTTAACTTTCGTGTGAGGGGCATTCGGACATTTGGCATTGAATTGTTATGGTGGCGCTGGTGGTGGAGGAGGTGGCAGTTCTTTTGAAAATCCGTAAGCGTAAATTCCAAGTGCAAAAGCAAAAATGGCAGAAGCTATTGGGGCAAGCGACAAA